GTAATCTTTGACATCACATCTTCTCTATGATGTGCCAACTCATCAGGTGGAATACCTGTCCATATTGTGAAGTGTTTTCTCTGAACAATCTTCGGATTGTCCTCGAAGAATACTTGAAGAACATTATATCCCAAGTTGAATGCTGTATTTGCAATCTTGGTTAAGATAGTTGTCTTACCCACACCAGTTGGTGCAAGAATTACACCAATCTCACCTTTAGCCAAACCACCCTTAAGTAGTTTGTCAATACCTGGTATTCCCATAGGTATTGGGTGTCTATAATCCTCATCTAATACTGTCTCTAAGTCCGAGAAGATGTCCGTTTGACCTTTCTCTATTTCACCAACCTGTAACGCCTCTCTAACTAATCCCTCCACTTTATCGTAAGATTCAAAATCACCTTGAGTGATGATTTTTTGAGCCTTATCCATCGCCTTCTGAAGTTCCTGTTGTTTACAGAACTTCAAAGCCTTTTCTTGAACAAATTGTGTACCCTCAAATGGCGCGTCTTTAACCTGTTTGAGTGTGTCCAAAACAATTTTGGCAACTAATTCTTGAGAAACTTCAGACTTAATAATTTGTTCGAGAGTTTCGAAGTTAGGGGTTGATTCATACTTTACATAGTATTCCTTTATCATCTGCAAAAGGATTTTGAAATACTTGTTATCAAAGTATGTCGACTCGATGACATCAAGAATAGACGATGAAAAATCTTTATCTACCACAATCTGATTCAATAGTTGAATCTGAAATGTGTTTCCTAAGTAATCGAAATTTTTGTTCATATATTTGTAATGCTCCCCTGTGTATTATTAAATACTCACTTACTCAAATCAAAATCCAAATATTGAAAACTTAATCTTTGTTCTGAAAAAATGTCAGTCAATTCTCGAAGAATGTCTTTCAAAAATGGTCGTACGTCAACCGTGTAACGAACCTTAGGTGGAAAAAATTTTCCATCAAAAATTCTATGACAAATTGTCGTGTCTCCGTTTTTAACATAAATGTTAAAAATTTCTGGTCCTTCAGTGTAAGAGGTGTCCATAACTGACGGGTCATGCATAATAGAATCACTATTATCTGTCATGTAAATAACAGTCTTCATTTTTAAATGATACTGTAGGTCATCTTTAATCTCATTGATGAGATTATAGAATTCAATTGAGTTTTTTGCCTTTGGATTGTAACCTCTAACATTAAAATACCTTTGAACAACAATGTTGTCGTTAAGGGTTAGAAGAAATTCCATTTTAGTGCTGTCTTGCTCTTTCATAAAGTTGTTTAATTTTTGTTTGTGTTTCGTTTTTCTTTGCGTGTAAGTTTCATAAATGGTCGAAGGAAATTTACCCAAGCTTCATCATTCTTGGGTAGGTACTTGAAGAGTCCGTCCTCCATCATCATTCTCATCAAGTTTTTGTATCCACGGTCCGTGGGGTCTATTGTGTCTGTATGTATCTGTTCCACAAGTCCTTTACCATCTTCAGTTATTAAAGGATTGTGAAGATCCACGATTTTTTTGTTTGTTTCGAAGAATTGTTCTCCAAATGTACCACTTTTAGTTTTACCAATCAAAATGTTTTCTAAAGCCTTTGGTTTTTTCTTTTGTTCGTTATTTCGTGCACTATCCAAGATTTCTTCAATAGAACATGATTTTTCTAACATCTGAGGGAATAATTTAACTAAAGTTTTTTCACCCAACATTTCTATACCATCTATATTGTCGGACTTATCCCCCGTCAAAATTTTGGTTAATAAGACGTTTTGGTGGGGTATGTTGACCTTATTGATAGTAATCATGTCTCCATACCTATAATATTGTTTAGAGGTCGGAGAATAGATTGTAACCCGTTCTGATATAAGTTGAGTTAAGTCTTTGTCTGCGGAAAATATAATAATTTCCTCATTGACAGAAATCTTGGCATAATAAGCAATTAGGTCATCCGCCTCATTGTTTATCATTTCAACCTGACGCACAAAGATTTCTTCGAGATATTGTTTAACTCTCGATTTTTGTTGGAGATACGACTCGTACTTATACTCGTTCATATCTTGCCGACGGTTTGCTTTATATTGAGGATAAATGGATTTCCGTACAGATGAATTGGAGTTCCCGTCCCAAAATACCACAACCTTATCATGATTGTGTTCTTCCAAAAACTTTCTCAAGATATTAATAAAATGGTAGATTCCACCTAAGTGGTCTCCACCATTATATAACTCCTTTACTCCATGAAATCCTATTTTGAACAGATTGTCTCCGTCCACTAATAACGTCTTAATCACAATTAGTGATTTTAATGTGAAACAATAAACTAATCTTCTTTTTCTTCTTTCAATGTGAACTCACCATCAGAACCGATGATATCTTTCCAATAGTCTGCGTATTCTTTTTTGTAAGACTCAATGGATACTTTTTCCTCGGAAGCTTCTTTACCTGCCAAAAATCCGTGTGGTGTTACAATAATTTTTCCGTCTTCGTAACCCAATCCATTGATGTGGTTTTTCAATACAGATACTTTAGTTCTAATTGCGAATTTAACACTTCTCTTATCTTTTGTTGCGGTAATCTTGTTGGTTCCAGCCCCTTTTTGATTACCAAATAAAAATACCAAAGATGAGTTCAACCAAATCGCCTCACCACCTTTTGCTTTGATTTTCGGTTGACCAAAAGGATTATCAGGAAGTTCGACCCAAGGCTGATTAACTATTACCAAAGTGTTTTCAAACTTAGAATCCGCTTTACGTGAACCTGAAATACGTTGGTTAATACCCATACCAATTTTGTCTGCCAAAGTAGAAGCGTTATGTTGTTTTCCACCTTTACCTTCATAAGTCATTTTACATGGAACTGATCCAACAGAATCCCAAAGGAACAATAGACTATAGTCCAGTTCACCTTTTTCTTGAGCATCTAACAAACTATTGATGTAGTCGGTTATCTGTTCGATATAATCGAAGTTGTTATTGAAGATATAAAATCCATCCCAATCCAATTCTCCTGTTTCTTCATCAACAACTTCCTCACATTGAAATCCCATCAACTTGGCGTGTTCGAAACTCCACTTTTGTTCAGTAATGATGAACACAGGAAGAATACCTTTCTTCTGAGCGTCAACAGCAGTCTTCACCAAAGCCGTAGTTTTACCTGTGTCGGAATGGCCCAAGAACATGTTAAGATGTCCAATGGCAGGACCAGGAAGTCCAACGGCATCCAAGAAATCAGGACCTAAGTCAAAAAATCTTTGAGGTTTATATTTTGCCGAAGTTGAGAATTTTTTCTTCAAACTTTCGAAGTCGTTTTTTTTAATTGCCATAAAGAATGTGAGTAAAACTCGGACACTGAATCAATGTCCGAGTTGAGTTGTTTAATTAGAATGGTAAATCTGATGATGGTTCGTCGTCCATCTGTGGATCTACATATGAGGATTTTTTGGAACCTCCACCGAATGATTCGGTTTCAACTGAACTGTCTCCGTAAACGTAGCCACCTTTTTCAGAATCCCACTTGGGAGTTTCTCCTCTTGCGATTGCCTCAAGGTAATCAACAGGTTTTTTGGAATAAACGTCCATCCATGTCAATTCATCTTCAATCCAAGCCTTTGCCTGTTGTTTGTCTTCATGTACAGGAGCAGGATCGTCATACATAATAGTCGATACTGTTGTATATTCTTTACCCTTTGGGGTTTTTGCCTTTGAAAGTTCAATGACTAAGTCACGTCCTTTTTCAGGGTCAGTAATGTCCCCTTTGTTTCTCCAAATAGGAATGATTTTGTCAAGGATACCATCATTCTTGAAGTTGTGTTTGAATCTCCAAAACTTTGGACCGTCTTCCTCGTGGTCTCTGTCAATTACTTTTACAATATAGAATTTTCTTGAACGATACTGAGCCGCCAATAATTTGTCAGACTCTTTACCTGTAGACATCAATTCTTCGTAAACCTCATTCAAAGGTGAACGTTCGTTGTCATTTTTTCCTGGATCGTAGAATTTCTGCCACTGTCCACCCACTTGAATTTCGTGATACCACGCTTCTTTGAATGGTGATGATCCATCTGGTGTAGGGAGAATTCTAACTCTTCTCTGTCCTGATTTCTCTTTATCTCCTAAGATTAAAGCGAAATACTTTTTCATTCTTTCGTCTTGCGACATTTTCGATTGGGCCCCGCCCCCTTGCTGATTTTTTTCGTACTGTGCCAATACGGCGTCTAATGAACTCATAGTTTTTT